GCGGGCGATGTCGCGGGCGTCGTCCAGGTCCGACCGCAAAAACTCCACCCAGTGGCTGATGCGGCCGGCCAGCTGCGGGCGCGCCTTGAGGCGCTTCTCGATGCCCTCCATGCCGACCATCACCACCGGCACGCCGCTCAGGTCGTGGATGTCGCGCAGCGTCTCGATCATCGCGGCGCTGCCCAGCAGGTAGTCGGCCTCGTCGACGAACAGCGGGCGGTTCTGCTCGGTGAGCTGGCTCACGATGTAGTCCACCATCGCCGCGTTGCGGCCCATCGGCGCCGCGCCCAGCTCGGCCAGGATGCGGGCCAGCATGGTGTTGGGCGTCCAGGTCTGCATGGCGCGCACGTACACGCCGCGGGTGCGGTTCACCAGCCAGGTGATGGCCGTGGTCTTGCCGGCGCCGGTGTAGCCGTGCACCAGGGCCATGCCCGGGATGCCGTAGCTGCGGCCCTCCAGTTCCTCGTAGGCCACCTGCAGGGCGGCCACACTCTTGGTGATAGCGAGTTGGTTGCGCATACCATTCGTTCCTTCTTGATGGGCTTCAAGCCCGTTTCAAACCGCCCCGGTGCCGCCTGCAATGCGTCCCGGGGCGTCTTCTTGCGGGCCGGCCTGGTCGAGCTGCTGCCCCACCAGGTCGGCCATGCGGCGATAGCTGGCGGGCTGGGCCTGCCGGTAGGTGGCCAGGCAGTCGGCCTCCTCGGTGCTGAGCGGGCGCGTGCCGGCCTGGCGCAGCAGCCACGCCACGCGCTGGGCCAGGCTCTCGAACAGCGGCGTGGCCACGCCACCGCCGGCCATGCGCCGGGCCGCCAGCTCGTTGGGCGTGCCCGTGGGCACCTGTGTGGCCACGATGCGGGCCTGGGCTGCCTGCAGGGCCTGCAGCTGCTCGATGTCGGCCGTGCTGCGGCGCGGCGCCAGGGTCGCGGCAGCGGCATCGGCGGCAGCGGTCAGCCCGGGGCTGGTGTGGGCCACGGCCGGCCGGGCCGGCAGCGTGGCCAGCTTGCCGGCCTGGGCTGCCCGGCTGCGCAGGATCTCGTCCACCACCTGGTCGGTGCCCACCCGCTTTGCTGCGGCACGCAGCGCGCGGCGCTCGTCCTGCACGCGCTTGGTCTGGATGGCCTTGGCCTTCAGCGCGACCTCGTGGCGGTTCATGCCGGTGCGCTCGGGCGCTTCCGCCACGCAGATGAACTGCAGGTCATCGCCGCCGAAGACATACAGCCTGCCCAGGTCGTGCTGCATGGCGTCGTAGCGCACCTGCACCTCGCGGCCCACCCAGGCCTCCAGCTCGGGGGCGATGAAGTGGGTGTCATCCAGCCGGATGCCTTTCTTGGCCACCGTGCGCCGGCCGCCGTTGCCCGGCGCCTCGGCCAGCAGGATGTCCAGCGCATGCGCGTCGTCGATGGTGCGGCGCTCGGCCGCACCGCGGGCAGCGGCCTCGAAGGGGGTGATGCCGCCCAGCCCCTCGTGGGGGTTGTGCATGTAGACCGAGTCGATCCACTGGTCACAGAAGGCCTGCAGGTCGGCCGCCGACATGTGCACCCGCACCACCTCGTCGCGCTTCATCAGCCGGTCGGCAAAGCTCTGGCGCGCCTCGATCGCGCTGCGCTCGGCCACGTCGTGCCCGATGAAGCCGGGGCACAGCTCGACCAGGTCGCGCGTGAACGTGCCGAAAAAGCGCTCGATGTGCGGCTTGTGCCAGGGCTGGAACGGGGGGCACAGCTCCTGCATGTCCTCGCCCGCCGGGCTCAGCGCGCGGAAGACGCGGGCGATGTGGTGGCTGGTGTAGTCCGACCCGTTGTCGGTCTTCACCCGCTCGGGCACACCCATGTCCAGCAGCATGCGGCGCACCAGGGCGGCCACCGCGGTGGCCTTGCTGGTCTTGCTGACCACCAGGCGCGGCCAGCGCGTGCCAACGTCGATGCCGCCGATCAGGCTGACGCGGCCGTCGTCCGTCATCAGGTCGGCCGGGCTGCTGTCCAGCTCCCACAGCTGGTTGAGGCGGTCGATGCCGTCGCTCTTGCTGCCGAACGCGACCATCTGGCGGTTCTTCCAGGCGTCGGGGTTGGCCAGGGCCAGCAGCGTGCCGGCGTTGGCCGTGCGCCACTGCTCCATCCAGCGCTCCAGGCTGCGCAGGCTGGGCAGCACCGCCCGCACCGGGCTTGATGCCGCGCCAAAGCGGGCTTGCAGGCCCTGCATCACCTGGGTGGCGCGGGCGTGCGGGTAGGTCACCAGCATCGCCTTGATGAAATCCTGCAAGGCGGGCTGGCTGTCCACCCGGCCCGAGCCGGCGCGGTTGCCGTAGCTGCCGGCCAGCGCGGTGATGCCGTGCTTGCGCAGCTGGGCCTGCCAGCGCTCGATGCTGGTGTCGCTGGTGGTGGCCACCTCGGCGCGCACGCTGGCCGGCACCTCCAGGGCACCACTGTTGTATTGCAGGGTGAAGGCGATGCGCGCCTGGTGCGCCGGCAGGCCGCTGGCGCGGGTGAAGGTTTCGCAGGCGCGCACCACCGCCAGGCGGGCGTCCATGCGGGCCTGGGCGGCGGGCGCCAGCTCGGCCGCCTGGCGCAGGCTGGTCTGCTGCCGGGCCTGGGCGGCGCGCTGTGCCAGCCCGCCCTGCAGCGCCAGGCGGGCGCCCTCAACCGTGCCGGCGGCGGCCACCTGGGCACGCGCCTGCTCGGGGTCCACCCCAGGCACCACCACCGCCGGCTGGCGCCAGGCCAGCGCGGCGCGGGTGTCGGCGGGCAGCTGGTCCACGCTGTACAGGCGCCGCACGCCGCCGCGGCCGGGCTGCTCCTCGAAGTGCCAGCCCTCGCGCTCGGCGCGGCGGATCACGGTCGACTTGGGCACACCCAGCACCTGGGCGATCTGTGCAGCGGTGGCGAGGGGGGCGGTCATGCCGGCTGCGCCTCGCTTGGCTCGGAGTGCTCGTCCAGCACGCCGTCCTTCATGCCCAGCAGTACAGCGGCACGGTGCGCCAGGCCACGGTGTCCCTTCGCTTTTTCGCTCAGCAGGTCGCGCACGGTCTGCTGCGGCAGCTGGTGCTGGCGAGCGAAGGCGGCGATCGATACGCCGCGGCGGCGTAGATCTTTCCTTACCTCATCCGGTGTACGAGTTTTCTTGGCCACGCGCTGTATCCTTGTTCCCTAAGCGAATCGAAGCGAATCAATGCAAGCGAACTTTAGCGAATTAAATCCAGGGGATCAAGTGAAAACTTCACTCGCCGACCGGATCCGCTGGGTGCTGGCGCACTTCGGTCTGCAGCAGCAACAGCTGGCTGAGGCAATGGGGGTCAAGCTCGACCGGGTGAAGACCCTGGTGCTCGGGCGAGCGAAGAAGCTCCGACAGGACGAGCTGGTGCAGCTACAGGCGAACTACGGGCTGTCGCGCGATTGGCTGGTGTCCGAGCAGGGCCAGCCGCTGCCCGGTGTGGCGTATCGGCCGGGGCCGGCCGGGCCGGCGCCCGCGCCGCACGCCGGGGCGCCGCCTGGGGACATGGCCCTGCTGGCCACGGAGAGCGCGCGTGGGAAATACCGGCCGGTGCCGACGCCAGGCGACGCCCAGCTGCTACAGCGGGTGGTGGATGCCACCGCTGCGGCCTTGGGTGCCCGCGGCCTGGTGCTGCCGCCCGAGCGGCGGCTGCGGCTGTACTGGGCCGTCTTCGAGCTCAGCCTGCCGGCTGGCGAGGTCAACCTGGCCGCGATCGGGCCGCTGTTGACGCTGGCCGAAGTGCCGAAGTGAAAAACGCGCCCAGGCGAAGTTTTCGACCCAGGGGCGCCCCGTGGATATGCCGGGCGGTCGATTAAACGCGCCGCGGCCCGGTTAAACGCCCGGCCGGTGCCTTTGCGGGTGGGGTGGAGGGGCGGGATGGGGTTGTTTTCATGGATCGAGGCAATTTTTGGGCGGCCGGCGCTGCCGGATGCGCAGGCTGAGCAGCTGCGCGACGAGCGGTCAGAACGGCAGGCGAGCGGCGTGATCGCACCGCGTGCCGACCTTGAGGTGGCGCGGCGGCTTGCCACGGCGGGCCATGCGGCGGCAGCGCTGGAGGATCTACGTGCCGAGCTCGACCTGGTCGAAAAACTGACACGGCAGGAGTTTCCGCAATGCACCGCGGCCGAGCAACGCGACTTGGCGGCCATGCGCCGCAGCGAGATCTACGGGGCATGCACGCTCGCTGTGCGCGGCAGCCCAGCCGAGGCGGTCTACGCACTGGTGGCGCATGCCTGGTGGATCTGCGGCCTGGTTGGCGCTGGCGATCGTGGGCAAGAGCTGCGACTGGCAAGGCGCCGTGAGCGATGGGGCGAGCAGACATCGGCCCTGCGGGATCTGCCCGCGCTTGTGGACATGGCCTTTGCCTTCAAGCCGCTGCGCACTGCCACGGACGTAGAGCAGCTCGCGGCACAGCTGTGGGCGCATGCGGGCTTGCCCGACCGGGATCGACTGCGCGCCTGATGCCGGCCTAGAATGACGCGACACCCAGGCCCGCCACAGTGCGGGCCTTTCGCTTTTCGCAGCTGCGAATAGAGCGCAACGTCGGCCCCACCCACAGTGCGGGCTGTGACGACGAAACCCACCCCCAGCGCTGCGGCGCCGCTCGACCAGGTCGAGATCTTCCGCCCCGGTCGCCACGTGGCCATGAGCGGCCAGGTGATCGAGTTCAGCGCGGCCGACGTGGCGGCCATCGCCGCGGCTTATGACCCCGCCGTGCACGAGGCGCCCCATGTGGTTGGCCACCCGCGCACCGACGGCCCGGCCTACGGCTGGGTGGCGGGCCTGGGCGTCAACGCCGCGGGCCGGCTGTGCGTCACCGCTTCGAGCCAGGTTGAACCCGCCTTCGCAGAGCTGGTGACCGCTGGCCGGTTCAAGAAGCGCTCGGCCAGCTTCTACCCACCCGACCACCCGGCCAATCCAGCGCCCGGCGGCTGGTACCTCAAGCACGTGGGCTGGCTCGGCGCCACGCCGCCGGCCATCAAGGGCCTGGCAGACGTGGCCAGCTACGCCGCGCCCGAGGCCGGCCTGGTCGAGTTTGGCGACTGGGACGACGAGCTCAACGCCGGCCTGTGGCGCCGCATGCGTGAGTGGTTCATCGGCCAGTTCGGTGCCGACACCGCCGACAAGGTGCTGCCCGCGTACGAGGTGGACGCCCTGCAGCGCGAGGCCATGCGTCCCGAGTCCGATGCCACCCCCGTTTCACCCACCACGGCCTATGCCGAAGGAGCCCCCGCAGTGACTGCCACCACCCAAGCCCAGCTCGATGCCCAGAAGGCCGAACTGGACGCCCGCGCCGCACGCCTGGCCGAGGCCGAGGCTGCGCAGGCTGCGCTGCAGCGCAGCGCCCGCCAGGCCGGCATCGCCGCCTTCTGCGACTCGATGATCGCCCAGGGCCGGCTGCTGCCGGCCGAGCGGGCGCGCATTGCGTCATTCATGGAGTCGATGCCCGACGCCGTGCGTGTGATCGAGTTCGCCGACGGTGCGCCCGACACGCCCATCGAGAAGCCCGCCGTCGAGGTGCTGCAGGACTTCATCCGCGCGCTGCCGCCGCGGGTCGAGTTCGGCGAGGTCGCCGCGCCTGGCCGCGCCCCGGCGCTGGACACCCAGGACGCCGGCGCCATCGCCCGCGCCGCACAGGACTTTGCCGAGGCCGAGTCCAAGGCGGGCCGCCAGGTGTCGATTGCCGATGCCGTGCAGCACGTCACCAGCCAGGCCGGCGGCGCCGGCGCCTGACCACCCCCACCCGACCAGAGGAGCCCATCCATGACCGTTTGCACTGAATTCCGCCCGCGCATTGCCGAGGGTGCGATCCCGGCCCACAGCATCGTCAAGCCCGGCGCCGCCGCCACCGGCGTGCTGGTGGCCGGCGCCGCCACCGACAAGCTGATCGGCACCAGCGATGAGCTGGCCCACGTCACCGGCGAGATGGTCGACGTGAGCATGGGCGACATCCACCGCGTGTTGCTGGGCGGCGCCGTGGCCGCCGGCGACGCGCTGACCAGCAACGCCTCCGGCGCGGCCATCGCCACCACCACCGCGGGCAACCGCTACATCGGCTTTGCCGAGATCCCGGGCGTGGCCGGCGACGTCATCACCTACATCCGCTCGCCCGGCGTGTACTGATCCGCACGCCGCCCCAAGCCCCCACCCACACCACAAGAGGTCCATAGCACATGGCTGCTCAACCGTTTGTCATCGTCCCGGCCCTTTCGGCCATCGCCGTCGCCTACAAGCAGGCCAGCCTCATCGCCGACCAGGTGCTGCCGCGCGTGCCGGTGGCCACGCAGGTGTTCCGCTACCTCAAGTACGCCAGCGCCGATGAATTCCAGATGCCCGACACCACGGTGGGCCGCAAGAGTGCGCCCAACGTGATCGACTGGGCCAGCTCGGAGCAACAGGCTGCCGTGGTGGACCAGGCGCTGGATGCGCCCGTGCCCAACAGCGACATCCTGGCCTGGGAGCAGGCGCGCCAGGCCGGCAGCGGCTTTGTCAGCCAGGCCTCGCCCGAGGCGCGTGCCACCGCGCTGGTGATGCAGACTGTGCAGAACCGCCGCGAGTACCGTGCCGCCAACGCGGTGTTCAACCTCGCCAACTACGGCGCGGCCAACAAGGTCACGTTGGCCGGCGTGTCCCAGTGGAGCGACTACACCAACAGCGACCCGATCCCCACCATCCTGGCCGCTTTCGACAGCATGATCATGCGGCCCAACAACATGGTGATGGGCCGCGCGGTGGCCACGAAGCTGCGCAGCCACCCCAAGGTTTGCCTTGCGATCTACGGCAACAACACCACCGCCGGCATCGTGCCGCTGCGCGCGCTGGCCGACCTGCTGGAGCTGGACAACATCTTCGTGGGCGACGCCTGGGTCAACACCGCAGCGCCCGGCCAGGCGGCATCGCTCGGCCGCGCCTGGGGCAAGCACTGCGTGGCGTACTACCGCAACATGGAGGCCGATACGCAGGGTGGCATCACGCTGGGCTTCACGGCCCAGTGGGGCCCGGCGGTGGCCGGCGAGATCATGGACGGGGACGTGGGCATGCGCGGCGGCAAGCGCATCCGGGCTGGCGAGAGCGTGCTGGAGCTGATCACCGCCAATGACCTGGGCTACATGTGGTCCAACGCGGTCGCCTGATCCGGGAGCACCAGACATGGCCACCAAGAAGCGCACCACCGCAGCCGCTGGCGAAACCAAGCTGTACGACGTGATCAGCCCGCTCAGCTACGACCACGACGACTACGCCGTCGGCGACCAGGTCGAGCTGACCGACGAGCAGGCCGCACCGCTGCTCGGCCACACGGTCAGGCCCACGGACGCAGCGAAGAAGGCCGAGTAATCGGTATGCATGCGGCCCAGGGGTGACAGCCCGGGCCGGCGATGGCCTGGCGCCGTCCAGGCCGAGGCTGCCACCAGGTGCGTGCCGCATGGCACGCAAGGCAGCCGGTGCGGGTGCAAGCCCCGCCTCGATAACCCCCGCCGAGCGGGCATCGATCGCAGCGGATTAAGTCGGCCGTGCCGCTGCAGGAGCCCAGACGATCGACTCACCCACCCAGTCTCATGCCGGGGCTGTGCAAGTGGCAACGCTGTTGGACAGCCCCGGCGCCTACGCGAGGTAATTGATGGCCAAGTTTGCTCACTCCGATGTGCTCGACCAGGGCCCGGCACTGATCAAGAGCGCATGCGTGCGCATGCTGCTGATTTCAGCCTACGCCGCGGGCGACAGCTATGCCACGGTGCAGGCCGCGAAGTTGACCGAGGTGGTGATGACCTCGGCCGACTTCACGCTGGCCAGCGCAGGCACTGCCCGTACGCTGACTGTCGCCGCTGGCAAGACCGCCACATTGTCCGCACCGGCCACCGGCACCGACCTGCACATCGCGTTCACGGACGGCGCCAGCCGTGTGCTGTGGGTGACGGACGAGACGACAAACGGCAGCGCGAGCGCTGGTGCCGTGGCCACGTTCCCGGGCCCGGTCTACACGTCCAGCCAGCCGACCTGATCACCATGCCGAAAATCGCTGATCGGGTCGCCGAGACCACCACCACCACCGGCACCGGTGCCGTCACGCTGGCAGGCGCCAAGAGCGGCTTTCGCGCCTTCTCGGGCGCCTTCTCCGTGGGCGACAAGGTGTACTACGCCATCGTCGGCACGACCGAGTGGGAGCTGGGCAGCGGCACGCTCGGCAGCGGCACGCTGACACGCGACACCATCCTGGGGTCGAGCAATGCCGGGGCGGCCGTGGCGCTGTCTGCCGGCACCAAGGACGTTTTCTGCACGGCCCCTGCGCGCATGCTGGGTGGCGGCACGGTGGATGTGCCGTTTGCCACTGCAGTTGCGTTCACCGGCCAGGAGCAGATGGCGCAGACCACTGTGTCTGGCGCGCTGGCCTTCACCGTCAATACCGCGGGCGCGGTGGACGGCGCGGTGGTGCAGCTTGACCTGATCGCCAACGGCACCAACGCACCCACGTTCAGCACCGACTTCCGCCAATGGGGCGGCTCGATGGGGTACGACAACCGGGCCGGCATCCGCAACTCGCTGACGTTCTTCCGCCGTTCTGGCGTGTACTACTACGCCATCACGCAGGCCGTGGGTGCGGTGGCTGAGTCTGTGCCCGTGGCCCCGACGTGGAGCGTGGCGCCCAGCATCATCGGCACGCCCACCGTCGGTGTGGCCTGTTCGTACACCCCCGGCACGGCCAGTGGCGTGCCGTCGCCAACGCTGACGCAGCAGTGGCTGCTGGACGGCGTGGCGATCTCTGGCGCCACCGCATCCACCTACACCCCAATCAGTGGCGATGCTGGGCATACGCTCACCGTGCGCCAGACCGCGACGAATGCCAGCGGCAGCGCCAACAGCACCAGCGGCGGAGTGTCCGTCGCGGCGGCGCTCACGGTGCCGGGTGCCCCCACGGCGCTGGCCGCTGGCACCCTCACGTCGACGACGATCCCGCTCACCTGGTCTGCTCCTGCGACCGGCGGCGGCGCCATCACCGACTACGTGGTGCAGTACGCCGCGGCCGGCACCAGCT